GTAAAATTACAACTCCAAAATCTGGTGAGTATAAGTTAAGAGTTAACTTGTTACAATTTTTCTCAAGTAAAATGAATAAGAATGAAATCCAAACCATGATGCATAATTTAAATATGTATGCTTCAAGATGGGGTGGTTACAAAGATTGGCGTGATGTTGGTTATCCATATTCAGAACCTAGAGGTTTTGGTTTAGGGTCAACACCATTAAATGATGCAATCATTTGTGCGATGGACATTCTTCCTAAGTACAAAAAATCTACAGGTGTTCAAAAACTTCACACTGTTTTTCTTACTGATGGTGCTGGAGATAGTATGAGTGATGTACATCATGTACATGAAACTGAAAATGGTGATGTTATGGGCGAAGGACGTATGTCTTCTTATTTTAGAGGCACTACTATTATTACTGACTCTATTACAGGCAAATCAGTTGAAACTAATAATGAAAATTTGTGGAGAGGTCAGACAGGTATGTTGCTTGAGCTATTGAGAAAAAGAGTTCCAGATATGAATATCGTAAACTTCTTTGTCGCTGGTTCTGGTAGAAGTGGTACGATCAAAAAAGGTGACTTGTATAGTTATTTTGGGTATTCTGAAATTCCTGCTAAAATACAAGAACTTAAAAAAAATAACGTATTAGTAATTGAAAAGGGTCAAGGATTTGACCAACTTTATTTATTGCCTGGCCTTGGTGGTGTATCAACTGATACTGATGAATTAGATGTTGAAGTTGGTGCTAGTAAAGCTCAACTAAAAAGAGCATTTGGAAAAATGACTTCTGGTAAGTTAACAAGTAGACCAGTATTAAGCAACTTTATTAAAATGGTTGCTTGATAAAAAAGTACTTGACATTGCTAACGAATCATGTTAGCATATATATATGATGAAAATTTTGAGAGGATTATATAATGAATTTATCACCTAGAAAACAATTGTTTGTAGATACCGCATCTGAGATGTTTGGTGTTGGTTCTACTATTTCTAAAAAACAGATAATTGAGGCATCTAAAAAAGCAGATGTTCCAGTAGCTGGTTGGTTTAGAAAGTCTTGTAAAGTAGGATACAATCAGTTTAAACTACCAACTAGTAGTGAGGAAACTGTTCCTACTACAATCACAACTACAGCAATAGAATCACCTTCTGCTGTAGTCAATTTAGTGGCGACTAATATGGAAAAACAAAATTTAGTTCCAGCCTTGTTTGAAGGCTTTGTTCCTTGGGGGCATTTCTCAACTATTAAACAGATTGTCAAATCTGGTTTGTTCTATCCTGTTTTTGTTACTGGTCTATCTGGTAATGGTAAAACATTGATGATTGAACAGATTCACGCTGACATGAAACAAGAACTTATTCGTGTAAACATCACTATCGAAACTGATGAAGATGATTTACTTGGTGGTTTTCGTTTAGTAAATGGTGAAACTAAGTTTGTGCCTGGCCCTGTTATTGAGGCTATGGAACGTGGTTGTACTTTACTTCTTGATGAGTGTGACCTTGGTTCTAACAAACTGATGTGTCTACAACCTGTTCTTGAAGGTAAAGGTGTTTACCTCAAAAAAGTCAATAAATGGATTACTCCTAAACTTGGTTTTAACGTGATGGCAACTGCTAACACAAAAGGTAAAGGTTCAGAAGATGGACGGTTTATCGGAACGAATGTTTTAAACGAGGCCTTTCTTGAAAGATTTGCTATCACTATTGAACAACCATATGCTACTGCTGCAACTGAGAAAAAAATCATTGTTGGTTCTATGAAAAAGTATGGTGCTGTTGATGAAGAGTTTGCAACTAACTTAGTCACTTGGGCTGAGGTTATTCGTAAGACTTTTTATGATGGTGGAGTTGATGAGGTTATATCAACCCGAAGGTTAGATCACATTGTAAAAGCATTTGCAATATTCAAAGACAAAATGAAGTCTATTGAACTTTGTGTTGCTCGTTTTGATGATGATACCAAAGAATCATTCATGGATTTGTACTCCAAGATTGATGCTGGTGTGGACGTATCTGGTGAATCATCACCAGAATCAGAATACGAAACTGCGATGTCTGGAGAAGACAACGAACCACAGTTCTAATAAAAAATTAAAAAAAATGTGTGTAGGGGTTGTAATTTAGTGTTACAATCCTTATATATAATAGAGTGATGCCATTAAGGGTCACTTACATTAGCTCGCTTAGTAAAGGAGAAATAAAATGGTTACAAGCAAACTAAATCTATTCGACACTTTTCAACCCTATACAGTAGGTTGGGAACGACACTTTGACAGATTACATGGTCAAGTCGGACTCCAATCCCAAGGGTTTCCCCCATATAATATTCGTAAAGCAGATAATTTTATCTATGCAATTGAAATGGCATTGGCTGGTTTTTCTTCAGAAGATATTGAAGTGGAATTAGCAGATGGAGTTTTATCTGTTCGTTCTATTAAAGAAAACGATACTGATGACGGAACATTACATCGTGGAATCTCATATAGGAAATTTAAAAAGTCGTTTACTCTCGCTGACGATATTGTAGTTAATTCTGCAAAACTTGAAAATGGTCTTCTTACAATCGAATGTGAACAAATTGTTCCAGAAGAAAAGAAACCAAGAACCATCAAAGTTGAGTAATTAAAAAAATTAAAAAGGGGGTTGACAAGGCTCCCTTTTTATGATAGCATGGTTTAAATATAGAATGAGGAATCTTTATGACAAATAAAGGTGATAAAAAAGTTGCACCAGAAAACAAAATAGTAGATGGTTATCTAGACAAGCCGTGGTGGAGAAATCAATTACATATAATTGATCTTCCTTCTCCAATCGAATTAGGCATTGTAGACGATGGTGATGACGGAACTAAACTTATCAAAAAACAAGAAAGACCTTTTACTATAGAAGATTATGGTAAAATGTATCAAGACGGCATTGCCGCTCATGATGAAAAATTAAAAGCTGCATATGATAAACGAGTTAAAAACAGATCAGCACTAAAGAAATTACATAAGGAGTTTAATAAAGATGGCTAGACCAATTGAGGATATTAATGTTGATGGTATTGAAATAGTGCCTGAAAGTGAAACAGATCAAATTACAAAATTTGATAGTTGGCGTCAGATTTACAAACGTCAAAATCCAGATGCAACTGATGAAGATGCTCAACTTTATGTTGACAACAAACGCAAACGTAAAATAAAAATAGCTCAAGACAAAATAGCTTTTGAAAACCTTGAAAAACAACTTGAGGAAGAAAATAGGATTGATGACTTAGCAAGTGAACTTTCTGAAGATAATTATTTTCATCCTATTCATACAGCATCAGAACAAAATGATGGTACTAATGATGGATCAAATGATGACTTAAATGGTAGGATACTTGTAAATATGCGTCCTCAACTTGCTGTTAATATTATGCGTGTTGATTTTCCATTAGAAATTATTGATGAGATAAACGATCATGTCGATAATACTATTATTCCAAATAACGAAGATTTTTCTTCTAAACTAGTTGGACAAATTAATCGTAATGAACGCTCTGCACAATTAAGATTTCCACATGAAGGAGATGAAACAGGTAGAATGGTTGCTGATGTTTTGGAAGGCCTTGCAAAACAATATATCAAAAGTACAATTGATACAGACTGTGTGCCTGAAGTAAACGATATGTGGACTATTCATAGCTATGAAGGTGATTATAATCCTTTACATGATCATGGGTCAAAGACACCTATTGGATTGTCCTGTATTCTTTATTTAAAAGTACCAGAACAAATTGCAGAGCTTGAAGCTGTAAATACTTTGAATAGTGCATCTGGTGCTGTTGATGGATTTACATATCTTCAGTGGGGCACAAATGGTATGCGTGATGTTAATATTCTTCGGCCTAAGACAGATGAATATATTAAACCAGAAGTAGGTACTTTAATTATGTTCCCTTCATGGTTACGCCATAGTGTAAATCCATTCTTTGGTGAAGGCGAACGTAGAACATTTTCTGCTAATCTTAATATTGGTGGTCTTCATTATATGAAATCTGGATATGAATATAAGACAGGAAAATCTGAATAATGGCATTAGAAGCAAGTGTTTGGTTTCCAACTCTTATATGGCAAGATAAATTAGATATTGATTTATCTCCAATCGTAGATGGAGTAATGAAATTAAAGAGTACATCAGATGGTGTCAAGATAACAAATTTTGGTGGTTGGCAAAGTGAAAGCCAATCATCTTGGGGAATAGTAAAAGATATAGGCAAAAATATAGATTCTCATATGAATGAGATTGCTAAACAAACACAATTACCAGAACTAAAACTAAACAACTTCTGGTATAATGTAAATACTTTTGGTGACTATAATACTTTACACAATCATCGTGGTTCAATCTTTAGTGGTGTGTTTTATATTGATGTTCCCGATACCAATATGGGCAATATTAATTTTGAAAGAGGTGATGATATTGCTTACTATATGCCTCCTCTTGAAAAGTATAATAACTTTACTGGCGAAAGAGCATCATACGGGCCAGAAACAGGTAAGCTTATAATCTTTCCTTCATGGTTAAAACATTCAGTTGATGGGTGTAGAAGTAAGAAGAATCGTATTAGTATGTCTTTTAATTTTGGAATAAAATAAATGAGTGTAGAAAAAATACAAATGAAAATACTTCAACCAGCAGCAGTTAGTATGCTTAGAGTTGAATTACCTAAACCAATGATAGATGAAGTAAACAACTATATTGATGAAACTGTTATACCCGAAAACATAGATCATTCTAGTAATTTAGTTGGACAAATTAATCGTAACAAACGATCATCACAACTAAAATTTAATTTTGATGATTCAGACACATCTAAAATGTTTAAAAATACTTTAAGTGGTATAGGAACACAGTTTTTACAAAATGCTTATCAAAGGGCATCTAGGGCTGAAGCATATGAAGGTTGGACTATTCATAGTTATGAGGGTGATTACAATCCTTTACATAGTCATGGTGTTCAAACTACAGCTGGTTTATCTTGTATTGTATATTTAAAAGTACCAAAACAAATTACAGAACTTCCAGAACCAATTGGTGGAAGTCTTAATCATGCGTCTGGAGCTACAGATGGAATGACAGCATTTCATTGGGGGCATACATCTGGAAAAGATCACTATGAATTAAAACATCCAACAACAGCTATGATAAAACCAATTGAAGGTCTTATGATATTATTTCCAAATTGGTTAAATCATTGTGTAAACCCATTCTTTGGTGAAGGCGAACGCAGAACATTTTCTGCAAATTTTAATATTTATGATAATGAAGGAAATGAATGAAATACAAATATAATGAACAATATACTTTAGAAGAACTAAAGAATTATATTGACTCTACTTATGATGCACACTATAGCAAGGACAAGTTTCAAGCTACTGAGTTTATCATAGATGGTGGTCATGGTGAAGGTTTCTGTATCGGCAATATACTCAAGTATGCACAACGATATGGAAAAAAGAATGGCAAGGACAGAAAAGACTTGCTAAAGGTTATACATTATGGTATAATAGCACTTTATATAAATGAAATGGAGAAAAGTGAAAATGAAACTAAGTAATTATACAACTTCTGTATTGAAGAATTTTGCTACAATTAATCAAAATCTAGTGATTAAAGAAGGTAATACAATTACTACTATGTCAGCAATGAAAAATATTATTGCAAAGGCTGAGGTTGAAGAAACCTTTCCACAAGAAATTGCTATCTATGACTTAAATGAGTTTCTAGCTGCTATGTCCTTGTTTACAAATCCTATATTGGATTTTTCTGAAAATCATGTAATGATTAAAGAAGAAAATAATACATCAAACTCTTTGAAGTATTTTTATTCTGATCCATCAGTTGTTACTAGTCCTAGTAAAATGATTACTATGCCTTCTAACGAAGTTAAGTTTACAATGAGTAATGAAGACTTATCTAAACTAAAGAAAGCAGCTGGTGTGATTGGTGCTCCAGATATGGTTTTAGAAAAAAATGGAGTTGGTTCATCTCTTACTGTAAGAGACAAGAAAAATGATACTGCAAATAATTATTCTCTTGATGTCGCAACACAAGGTGATGGTGAGTTTAATTTCTTTTTTAAAGTTGAAAACATGAAACTTCTTGATGGAACATATGATGTAGAAATTTCATCTAAGAATATCAGCCACTATAAAAACAAAAGTACTGATATAGAATATTGGATTGCTCTTGAACCCGAATCAACTTACACAGTTTAAGTTAGGGGGATTATATTATGGAAACTTTTTTATGGGTGGAGAAATACCGCCCAACCAATATTAATGACTGCATCTTACCAAATGAACTAAAGAAAACCTTTGGTCTATTTGTTCAAGATAAACATATACCAAATCTAATTTTGTCAGGTGGGCCAGGCGTAGGTAAAACTACAGTCGCAAAAGCCATGCTTGATGAAATCGGTGCAACGTGGATGATTATCAATGGTTCTGAAGAATCTGGTATTGATGTCCTTAGAACTAAAATTAAGAACTTTGCTTCTACTGTTTCACTTGAGGGTGGACGTAAGTACATCATTCTAGATGAGGCAGACTATCTAAACGCACAATCTACGCAACCAGCTTTGCGTGGGTTTATGGAAGAATTTCACAAGAACTGTGGATTTATTCTAACCTGTAATTACAAAAACAGATTAATACCACCACTTCATTCACGGTGTAGTGTTGTAGATTTTGTTATTCCTAATAGTGAAAAACCTAAACTTGCAAGTAATTTCTTTACACGAATACAAGAAATTCTTGGCCAAGAAAACATACAGTTTGAGTCAAAGGCTGTTGCTGAATTATTAAATAAACACTTTCCAGATTGGAGAAGAGTTCTAAATGAACTTCAGAGATATTCAGTATCAGGTAAAATAGATGCTGGTGTACTAGTAAATATGTCTCAAGCAAATATTGGCGAACTTATGCAATCTCTCAAAGAAAAGGAGTTTACTAATGTTCGCAAGTGGATTGTTAATAATCTTGATAACGACCCTGTTCGTATTTTTCGTAGGGTATACGATAGTCTCTATGAGCACCTTGATGGTTCTACTATTCCTCATGCTGTTGTTATTCTAGCAGAGTATCAACACAAAGCAGCTTTTGTATCAGACCATGAAATTAATCTTCTTGCTTGTATGACAGAGCTAATGGGTCAGGTGAAGTTCAAATGAGTTATGAACTGAAAGACTACTTAAATGCAATAAACCATGAGAAAACACCTCTCATGGACACTGAAGATGAAATGTGGGAAAAGAAGTATTCTCCGTTTATCATCAACAAGTGTTTGGCTCCATTTCCAGATACTATCCATCTCGTCAACGAAATGAACTTGCACAATCACCTAGATAGTAAGTTACAATTCGATTTTTTCCTAAATACTGTAAGAACAAGGAAAAGATACACTCCTTGGATGAAGGCGAGTAAAACGAAGAATCTAGAGTATGTTAAAGAGTATTATGGATATAATAATGAAAAAGCAAGGTCAGCTCTTAAACTACTTAATGATGAACAGATAAAGACTATTAAAAGTAGTTTGGATAAAGGTGGAAGAAATGGAAAACATTAATTGGACACAGGAGCATATGCTTGAAGTCGTACTGAAAGAACCAGATGATTTTTTGAAGATTCGTGAGACATTATCACGAATAGGTGTAGCTTCTAGAAAAGAAAGAAAATTATATCAATCCTGTCATATACTACATAAACAGGGTAAGTACTATATTGTACATTTTAAAGAATTATTTGCACTAGATGGTAAGAATACTAACCTATCAGAAAATGATATTGCAAGACGTAATACAATTGCAAAATTGTTAAATGATTGGGGTCTAGTAGAAATTAAAGGAACTACAGAACCAAATGCTCCTTTAAGTCAAATCAAAATTATTTCATTTAAAGAAAAAGATGAATGGACTTTAGAAACTAAATACAACATTGGAAAGAAACGAGAGGCCTAATGATAATAAATGCATTGAGAAAAAAATACGAATATGAAATTGCATCTGCGAAAGCAAATATTGGTGCTTACCAGAAAAATCCAACAGGTATTGGAGAACACCCAGATTTGGTTAGTGCAGTAGATTCTGAAATGAAAAAGTTAGCTGCAGCTCTAGGAAATCTAGAAGCTATCAATATATGTTATCCTAATACTGAAGAAGGAAAACAGTTGTTAGCAGAAACACAAATTGAAATGAGATTATAAAAAACCTCTTGACATCTACACAGAATTGTGATACTATTACATAATGAATTTCTATACAAACATTGTCCAATGGGGTAATTCCCTATTACTTAGAGAAGTAGTGAATGGTGAACGTATTGTCCGTAAGGTCAAATACTCACCAACACTATATGCTCCTGTCGCAAAACCAACAGAGTGGAAAACACTTGATGGTAAATTTGTGACACCAGTAAAACATCAAACAATCAAAGACGCAAAAGAATGGGTTGAACAATATAAAAATCAATCCCACTTGGTCTATGGTAATAACTTATATCCATACACCTATATTGCTGAGAATTATCCTAATAGGGTAGACTATGATATTGATAAAATATTGATTGTTACAATTGATATTGAGGTAGAATGTGAAAATGGATTTCCTAATCCAAATGATGCAATAGAGCCCCTTCTTTCTATTACTCTAAAAAACCATCAAAGTAAAAAGTTTGTTGTTTGGGGTATAGGTGATTTTCGTAATGATCGTGAAGATGTAACTTATGTCAGATGTGAAAGTGAATTGCATCTAATACAAGAGTTTCTAACTTTTTGGGAACGTCATCAACCCGATGTAATTACTGGATGGAATACAGAGTTCTTTGATATTCCATATCTGTGTAATCGTATTACCAATATGTGTGGTGAAGATGAAACTAAACGGCTATCACCATGGCGTAGTGTATCTGCTCGTGAAGTATTTCAAATGGGCAGAAAACATCAAGTTTGGGACATTCAAGGCATTTCTCATTTAGATTACTTTGATCTCTATCGTAAATTCACATATACAAATCAAGAATCTTATCGTCTTGATCACATTGCATTTGTTGAATTAGGTGAACGTAAAGATGGTAATCCTTACGAAACATTTCGTGATTGGTACACAAAAGATTATCAATCATTCCTAGAATATAATATCATGGACGTTGAACTAGTTGATAAGCTAGAAGACAAGATGAAACTGATTGAGCTATGTCTTACAATGGCATATGATGCAAAAGTTAATTATATGGACGTACTTGGTTCTACTAAGTATTGGGATATTCTTATCTACAACTTTTTGCGTGATAAGAACATAGTGATTCCACAAAAACGAAAGTCTGAAAAACCAGACAAGTTTGAAGGTGCTTATGTAAAAGATCCAC